ATGACCACGACGACCGTCCTCGCATCCTGTGCCGTGGGAACCGTCGAGTGCCACGACACCGCGTCGATCGACCTGCTTCCCCTGCTCGCCGTCGTCGGGCTCGTCGTCGTGGCGCTGGTCGTACTGGGGATCGCGCTGCTCGGGCGTCAGCGTCGGTGAAACACGACTCGCGCACGAACCACCAACGACGAAGGGCCCCGGCGGAATCCGCCGGGGCCCTTCATCTGTTCGGTGTCATGCCGTTCAACCGGCACTGTGCGCTCGAAGGGACTCGAACCCCCAACCTTCTGTTCTGGAGCCTCCGAGGGCAAGGTGACCCCAATGCGAGGGGCAGACCGGTCTGTCGTCATACCGGGCCGACGAGTGGCCTGACCATGCCACGTCGTGCAACGAATCGGTCACACGTTGGAGGGTTAGGCAAGGCTTACCTTGCCGGTTCCCTGGAAACGTCTATGAGCGTGTCTCGCTCCATCCCTCAACTCTGGTCCATCGCAATCGTCGCCTTCCTTGCCGCCCAGAGGGCCGCGGGGCTCCCGCACACGACCTGCTACACACGTCGCCAGCACCTCGAACACCTGGCCCGCCGCATCGGCGCTGCGAGCCCGTGGGAGGTTGATCCGGGCCAGCTCGTGACCTGGGCCGGGTCGCAGACCTGGTCGCGCGAGACACGTCGGGGCCGGCGGACCACGTTCCGCGCCTTCTGGCTCTGGGCGATTGAGAACGGACACACGTCGATCAACCCCGCGGCGAAGCTCCCCCGCGTCAAGCCGGTCCCGCCGACACCGCACCCGACGCCCGACACCGTCCTCCAGCGCGCAATGCGGCGCGCCGACGACCGCGAACAGCTCATGATGCGGCTGGCCTCCGACTGCGGCATGCGCCGCGCCGAGATTGCGGTCGCACACTCGGACGACGTGTTCGAGGACATGCTGGGGTGGTCCATCGTCGTGCACGGCAAGGGCGGCAAGCAGCGCACCGTCCCGCTCACTCGCGGCCTCGCCGCCGTCCTCCGGTCACAGCCCGACGGCTACCTGTTCCCCGGCGATGAGGACGGGCACCTGTCGCCCCGCTGGGTCGGCAAGCTGGTCAACCGGCTTCTCGACGGGGATTGGACCGTCCACTCACTGCGGCACCGGTTCGCCTCGCGAGCTCACCGCGTCAACCGTGACCTCGCCGTCGTGCAGGACCTTCTCGGCCACGCCTCGCCGGCTACCACTCGCATCTACGTCGCGACGGACGACGCCGAGCGGCGGCGCACGATTGAAGCGATAGTTTCCTGACGCGAATCGATCGTGCGATGATCGGCCTGTGGGTAAACGTGACCATCCGAATGCAGCAACTCGCATCGCTCACTTCCTTTCGACCGTCGAGGACTATGAAAGGTTGGATGCGGCTTATCCGCTTGGCCATAGCATCAATATGCTTGGCCATCGCGATAACGACGAACGACGGTGGCAGGTCTTCCTCCACGCCTTCCTTCTGCGAAAATACTTCACCGGCGACAGAGTGAGCCTGACGAACGTCATGAGGGCCGCGCAGGACTGCTACGTGGGCGACGAGGTGACCGCCGACGAATGGGACGCCATGTTGAAGAACGTCCAAAAGATCGAGGGAGGCTTTGGCACGTCGTTCGGCGGGGATGATCGCGTGTTCTCTGACGAAGAGCTGATGATGTCGCAGCTCTACGGCAGGTTCATGCACGGGGACTACGACGGATGGAAGACGACTCAGCTCGCGCGCGACAAGGGAAGCGACACAGCCGTATTTCACGCAAGCCGATCGCGAGCTAACCGCGTTCTGCAATTAGCCTCTTGGATCAAAGAAGAGATCGCCTCTCAGCGCATCGATGTGAGTACAGCCGAATGACCTTGCCAGAATTCCCGACCCCAAGTTAGGGTGTCCTAATGCGAAATAAGTGGCAAGCGTCCCTCCTCGTCGTCTGGATCACCGCGGGAGTCGCTGCGGTGGGCTGCTCGATTCTGGCGGTGGTGCAGTACGTCAGCCTCGCGGACCAGATGTATGGGCTCGCGTGGCTGTCGCTGGTCCCCACTCTGGGCGTCATCTGCGGGCTGGCGCTGCTGGCGCTGTCGGCCGGCTTCGTCGCGTTCGTCGGGTGGCTCGTCGCCGGCGCGGTCTCGATTCGACACGAGGACGCGTCACCTATTACCGTGTAGGCGCTCAGGGTGACCCGAACACTCCGAGCAACAGAAAGTGCCGTGCAGGATCCTGCACGGCACTTTCTCATTCGGTCGGGCTTGTCGGCGGCATCCGGAGCCGTGCGACGTAGGACAGGCCAGCGGTGAGGACGCTCTTGACGACGGCAGTGCCGGCGGCGATCCACGCGGCGGTGCTGAGGACGTCGTCGCCGGACCAGTGCTGGACGACGGCGTAGCCGGCTGCTGCGCCGGCGATAGCTACGTCCACGGCGAGGCCTTGGGCGAGGGTGCGGAGGGACCGCTGGCGGGCGTCTGCGGTGTCGGTGGCTGCGTGCTTGGACATGGCTTCTCCTGGAGTGGGGTGATCGCGTCGAGGCGCTCACGGTTGGTGTCGGTGCGGCGGTAGAGGGTGCCGACGTCGGATCGGATCGAGCGAACCTCGGAGCGGACTCCGCCGATGTCTCGGCGGACCTCCTGGAGTCCGTCGAGGACACGGCCGAAGTTGACGACGGTCTCGCCGTGGCGCTGGTCGCCCTCTACGCGGAGATTGGTGCTGTGGTGGTTCTCCACCTGGTAGCGCGCTGCGGCGGCGTCACGTGCCGAGCTGGTGGCTGCTGCGGCGGCGCGCTTGGAGTGGGTGTTGGAACGGGTGACGATGGCGACCGTCACGGCGCTGATGGCCGTGACGATCGCGACTAGGACGGCGTCGCTCACGTGACCGGCTCGGTCCACGCTGCGCGCCACGTCGCCGGCCCCACGAGGCCGTCGACCTCCAGGCCCTTCTCGCGCTGGAAGGCGAGGACGTTGTCGCGGAGCTCGTCGCCGTAGAGGCCGTCAGCGCCGTAGCGAGGGAAGGTCCAGCCGCGCGCAATCATCTGCCGCTGGAACGTCCGCAGGTCCTCGCGGTGGGAGTAGTAGCCGGAGACCGAGCGGGCCGGCCCGCTCTTGGGGCCGAAGTAGGAGCCGGCCGGCAGGGGGAACGCCGGCGCGGAGCTCTTGGCCGGCGTGGCCGGCTTCGCGGCCGGGGCCGGGGTGCCGCCGGCGACGAGCTCGGCGGCGCGCTTGACGATGGCGTCCATTTCGAGTCCGCCAGGGCAGGCGGTCGCGTAGCTCGCGCCCCATCGGGTGTAGAGCTCGCGGTGTCCCACGATGTGGTCGCGGTCGAGCTTGACGCCGTAGCGGCGGTGGAAGTCTGCGACAAGCTGCGCGACGCTCTCGTGCGACTCGGCGGAGACCGGCCACGAGCCGCCGTTGCTGGCGTTCTGAATCTCGAACGTGATGGCGCGGCGGTCGAACGCCGCCCCCTTGCCGCCGTCGGTCGTGCCGCCGGAGGTCCACGCACGCCACTCCTCGGGCACGACGCCGACGATGCGGCGGTCCTTGACGACGTAGTTGGCCGACACACGGCGGCTGCCGCTGGTCATCATCTGGAGGACCTGATCGGTGTTGGTCGTCGCGGAGTGGTGGAGGATCACCATGTCGATGGTCGCGTTCTCGCGGCCGGACTTCTGGGAGGTCTCGACGGTCTCGGTGGTGAGGGTGCTGTAGGTCACGGGGTGTCCTTTCGGGTTGAGCGTCAGCCGAGGAAGTAGCTGCCGCCGAGGGAGAACTGGTTGTTGGTGAGGGTGAGGTTCGCGGTCTGTGTCGCGGTCGGGGTCGTCGCGGCGAGGGCGACGGTGCCGGCCCCGTTGATGTAGCCGGAGGAGACGCGTCCGGTGCTCGCTGAGCTGAGCGCCTGCACGTTCTTGGGCTTGAATGCGTCGGCGACCGTGCAGACCGCGCGGTTGCCGATGTCCCCGGAGACCGGGACGACGAGGGAGTCCACGGTGAACGGGTCGAGGTTGATGAGCACTTGCATGCCGATGCGGCGGATGCGGTAGGTGCCGAGAGTGATGCCGGCGGCGGCGACGAGGCCGGAGGTGACCCATCCCGTGTCGAGCACGTCGCCATCGTTGGGGACGTCGGGCACGCCGGCGTTGAGGTCGGCGGCGCTGAGGGGCTGGCCGTCGGCGAAGGTACGAATCTTGGGCATGGTTAGGCTCCGAGGGTTGCGGTGATGAGCCAGCGGGTGGCGGTGATGGTGTGTTGGACGGAGAGCACCCGGTGCGTGTCGCTGGTGCGCTTGTAGGCGAGCGAGATGCGCGAGGCGACGTCGAGGGCCTGGCACGCGAGCTCAGGGTTCTCCTGGGCGTTGACGGTCACGGATGAGATGCGGGCGCGCGGTTCCGCGTTGAGCTCGAACGTGGCGGCGGCGAGTCGGTCGAGGGCGCCCACGGATGCGAGGCACGTGTCGATCGCGACCGCGGCGGCACCCCAGGACGCACGCGAGGTGACGTCCTGGTAGCCGTAGCTGGGCGTGTAGTCCTCCCATGTCGAGCCCGCGTCGTCTGCGGCTCGACGACGGCCGTGGTTGTTGGCGGTGAGGTCGTTGACGATCGCGCCGGAGTCGAGCTCGCGGGACAGGTCGGTGTAGTGCAGCTGACCGAGGGCGGTGTCGCTGAGGAGCGCGCGGGACTCGACAGGGGCGTAGTCCTGCACACGAGGGATGCCGGCCGCGTCGACCCACCAGATGGCGTCAGGAACGGACGCGACGAGCATGTCCAGGTGTGAGGCCACCGGCCCCTCGTAGACAACGGAGCCGATCGCGTACGGGTCGTACGCCCACGACTGGAGCGAGAGGTGGCGGAGCTGCATCGGGTTGTAGCCGCTCGGCAGGTTGACGACGAATGCGGCAGTGGTACCGGTGGCGATGAACTGGAACTGCTCGAATTGCGGGCTCGGGCCGGCAATGACGGTCCAGGGCTGGCCGTCAAGCGTGGCGTCGACAGCGAGCTCGGTGTCGAACCAGAGCTTGCACGTGAGCTGGTAGGCCTTGCCCGGGGTGATGCCGGTGATGGTGCGGGTGAACTGGTTGCTCTCCGAGTCGCCGCCGCCGACGAACGTGACCGCGCCGACGGCGTTGACCGCGCCGGACACCATGCCGGTGCCCTCGGTGACCCGCCAGGCGTTGCCCTCGGCGACCTGCGCGTCCGTGTACTGCTCGAACAGGACGTTGCTGTCGGTCATGTTGCCGACGGCGGTCTTGCCGCTGGAGCTGATCGCCACCGCCGGCGTCATGCCGGTACCGGAGAACAGTCGGCGAGCTCGCGCCTGGAAGCTCTCCCATGCCGCGCCGGAGGACGCGCCGTAGCGGGTTGTGTTGGCCAGGGGCGCGACGGCGTCGGTGCAGTTGAGCGTGACGTAGGTGTCCTCGACGCCGGCAGTCCAGCGGGACTCTGCACGGACCGTACCGATGGTGCCGGTGAAGATCGGGACACCGCCGGCGGTGGCGACCTGGATCGGTCGACCGGAGCGGACCCACCAGTTGGCGTCGTCCTCGGGATCGAGCGCGTTGCGGAAGGTGACCGAGAGTGTGCCGACCTGCACCTTGCGGGTGGCGACGTCGTCGCCGGCGAGGCCGCGGTTGGTGGTGATGGTCTGCACGGCGTCGGGGAGGACGTTGACGCGGGTGACCTGCGAGCCGAGGACCGCCGAGCTGGCGCTGGGCGTATCGGCGGTGTCGCCGTCGAAGTAGGGGCCGGCGGTGGCCCCGGGCTCGCCGAGCGCCGACACGTAGACGGCGTCGTTGGCGTACTGCTGGTCGATGGCGTAGAGCTCGAGCGCGTACGCGACGGCGGTGGGCGGGAGCGTGAGCGCGTTGGCGGTGAGCTCGCCGGGCTCGTAGGGCTGCAACGTCGCCGTCGCGCTGGCGACGTGGGCGAGCGGGGCACCGTCGCTGTTGTAGGCGGTGAGCCGGAGCTGGAAGCTGTGCAGCGGGACCCGGAATGACGTGTGGTACGCCAGGAGCCGGCCTGACCGAACCTGTCCGGCAGGGGCCGCGATGAGCGGCGTCCGGACCAGCATGGTGCCGGCGGTGACGTCCTCGAACGGCAGGACGCGCACGCGGCCCTCAGAGTCGATATAGGTCGAGTCCGAGCCGCCGACCCACGAGACTGCGTTGCCCTGACCCATGGGGTCGGGCACCTCGTTGGTGCGGAGGACCAGGCCGCTCGGCGAGGTCTGCGTCGAAGCGGAACGGCCGCGGGCACCCGTCCACGCGTAGGTGTCCTTCTCGCCGCCGAGGGTCGATCGTCCGAGGACGAACATGCCGTCTGCGGGGCGGTCGATACGGAGGGTGAGCTGGTCGAGGACCGGGCGTTCGGTGATGGCCATTACCGTCCTCCGTTCGCGCGGAGCCACTGGTCGATGTACGCCTGGAGCTCGCGGCCGATGTCGATCCCGGAGGAGCCGACGGGTGCCTGCACGGTGGCGTGCACGACGACGACGCGGGGGGATGCGCCGGAGAGGTCCACGCCGCCGACGCCGAAGGTGCCGGAGCTCGCGTCGAGGCCGTCCTGGATGAGCTCGGTGATGCCGCCGAGGGTGGAGCGGACCTTGTCGCGGCCGGAGGAGAGCCCCTTGACGAGACCGCCCATGATGAGCCCGCCGGCCTTCGTGAGCAGGGTCTTATCCTTGCCCTCGGGTCCCTTCCACGACGGGATCGCGTTGGTGAGCGAGCCGAACCAGTCCTTGACGGTGTTCCACGCGGCGGCGAGGCCGTCGAGGAATCCCTGCATGATCTTGCTGGCTGCGCCGGAGAGCCAGGAGCCGGCGTTGGAGAACACGCTGCCGATCGCGCCGGGGATGCCGGCGAACCAGTTGGCGACGGCGGTCCAGCCTCGGTTGACGCCGCCGAGTAGTCCGTCGAGGATGCTGCGTCCGGCGGATGCGAGCCAGGCGACGGCGTTGCGGAAGACCGCGCCGACGCGGCCGGGGATCGCGGCGAAGAACGCCATGATCTTGCCCCAGTTGTTGACGATGAGGCCGAGCGGCGAGTAGTTCCACACGGTCTGGATCACCTTGAGGAGACCCTGCAGGAAGGCCACGACCTTGTCCTTGGCGGTCTGGAACGCCTTCACGACGCCGTCCCACGTGCGGGTGAGGAACGGGAGGGCGGTGTTCTGGAACCAGTCGACAACGGCGGCTATGGCCTTCTGGATGACGCCCCAGACGTTGGCGACGATGTCGCGGCCGAGCTCGGTCTGCGTGAAGAACCAGACCAGGCCGGCGACGAGGAGGCCGATCGCGGTGATGATGAGCCCGATGGGGTTGGCGTTGAGCGCGGCGTTGAACAGCCACTGCACGGCGGCGGCGACCTTCGTTGCGGCCGCGACGGCGAGCTGGGCGGTCTTCGCGGCGATGATCTTGGCGGCGTTGACGACCCATGCGGCGGACTGCTTCGCGAGGTTCGCGGTGCCGAGGGCGATGTTCTTAGCGAGGGTCGCGGCTGACGAGGCGACGGAGGCGAGCTTCGCCGCGCCGGTCTTGGCGGTGTTGACCGTCCATGCGGCGGACTGCTTCGCGAGGTTCGCGGTGCCGAGCGCGACGTTCTTGGCGAGGGTGCCGGACCAGGTGGCGGCGGTCTTGACGCCGTCGACGCTCTTGCGAGCGGCACCGCCGAGGGTGCCGGCGACGCCGGAGAACCGGGAGCCGGCTGCTGCGGCGTTGCTGAACCCGTCGCCGAAGCGCTTGATTGCGCCGACGGCCCCGGTGGTGGACGAGATGATGGCCTTGGTGCCGTCCACGACGCCGGTCACGGCGGATGCGACGCCCTTGACGTAGGAGCCGATCTTGAAGGCGACCCACGCGCCGGCGGCGAGCTTGATGATGCCCGTGTGCTCGGACAGGACGGTCGTGATCCAGGCGATGACGTCGCCGGCGACGCGGACCGCGCCGGGCAGGGTGTCGCCGAGGAATGAGGCGAGCTTGGACAGGTCGCCGCCGCCGGAGGAGAGCTTGCCGGTGGCCTTCGCGAAGGCGTCGCCGATCTTGAGTGCGGCGTCCCGGATGGCGGGCCAGAGGTCCCGGACGAGCCAGTCACCGAAGGCCTTGAGGGGCGGCAGGGCGCGCTTGGCGAATGCGGTGATGGCGGGCAGGGCGGACCCCTGGAACCAGATGCCGAACTGCTCGGCGACGGGGCCGACCTTCTCGCCGACGCCGTCGAGCCATGTGGTGATGTTCTTGAGGGCGGGCTTGAACAGTGGGAAGACGCTCTTGATGGCCTTCTCGCCGACGCGGCCGAGGGCTGCCATGGTGTTGTTCCACACGGCGCGGAGGCTGTCGGTCTTCTTCGCTGCGCCGCCGACGTGGGAGGCGACGGCGTCCTCGAAGTCAGCGAACTGGACCTTGCCGGCGGAGACCATCTTGCGGGTCTCGTCGGTGGTGACGCCGAGGGAGTCGGCGAGCCACTGGAACACGGGCAGGCCGCGGTCCTGGAGGGAGTTGAGGTCTTCGGTGGCGATGCGACCGCCGGCGGCCATCTTGCCGAAGACGGGCGTGAGCTCGCCGAGGTTGACGTTGGCGACGGCGGCGGAGTCCGCGGCGGTGTCGAGCGCGCGGGCGAGGTCCTTGCCGGGCTTGACGCCGGATGCGATGAGCTGCCCGGCGAGGCCGGCGGCGTCGCCGAGCCCGAACGCGGTTCCCTGGACGCTCGTGAGCGCCTGGTCCATGATCCCGGAGACTTGCTTGGTGCTGAGTCCGATGGCCTTGAGCTTGGCTTCGGCGTCGTCGATCGCGAGGGCGCGGTCGAAGCCCTTCTTGAGCGCGAGCGCGGCGAGGCCGGCGGCGAGGCCGGTGACGACCTTGGTGCCGGTCTTGAGGAGCCCGCCGAGCTTGGCGGTGGCGTTCTTGGCACCGTCGGCGAGCTTGGACAGGCCGGTCTTCTTGGACAGGTTCCCCATGGCCGAGGAGAACTTCTTGGTGTCCGCGAGGACGCTGATGGTGATGGTCTGCCCGGCCACGGGTCACCTCCTTACTTCTTGGCGTTGTGCCGCTGGACGGCGGCGAGGATTTCGCTGCGTTCGAGCAGCGTGAGGTTGCGGTAGTCGGTCGGGCTCATGCCGAGCCCGACCACGAACTCGGCTAGATCGCGGGCGCGGGCTCGTCGGAGGCCGCGGGCTGAGTAGGGTCCACGTCGTCCGCCAGCTCCTCGTCCTCGTTCTCGTCGTCGCCGACACCGAGGAGTTCGAGCGCCTGGTCCTGGGTGAACTCGCGTGCCTGGTCGAACTGGAAGGTGGGGTCCTCGCGCCGCTTGATGACGTAGACGAGGGCGGAGAGCATGCGCGCCTTCGGGACGCCGTCCTCGCCGATCTGGTCGATGGACAGGCGGGAGATGTCTTCCACCTTCTCGATCTCGCCGAGGGTGAGCTTGCTTGCGTCGAATCCGGCCACGGGTGTGGTCCTTTCAGGTGAGGTGGTTCTTGCGGAGAATCTGGGCGAGGCCCTGGTCGAGCTGGTCGAGCACGCGGGGCCTGGCGAGGGTGAGGGCGTCCACGAGGAACGGGTGCGGGCGGATGCCTCGTGCGGGCCAGCCGTAGTGCTGGACGCCGGCGTAGGGCACCGCTGCGGTGCCCGCGCGGATCACGGCTTTGGTCTTGCCGCGACCCGCGCGGACGGTGCGGGCGAGCGCGCCGGAGAGGTACGGCGCTTTGGGTCGAGCGATGTGGACGACCGTCGTGCCGATCGCGTGCATGAGCTCGGACATGTCCTGCATGTCCGTGCCCGACTTGCGGAGCGCGGTGACGGTCTTCGTGAGGCCGGTGATCCTGACTCGGACGTCGCCCGTGCCGATCGAGAGGTCACCGTCCACGGGGTGCTACTCCCCGGTGGCGGGGGCGGTGGTGACGAGCTTCGGCTTGCCGTCGCACTTCCACGCCAGGTCGGAGGTGTACTCCTTGTCAGCGCCGGCCTCGCCGCCGACCTCGGGCGGGGTGCCGATGGTCGTCTTGCCGACGAACCAGGGGGCGTCGTCGCGCGGGGCGTCGGTGTTGCCCTTCGGTGCGTAGGTGTAGTCGACCTCCTTGCCGCTGTTGTCCCACGCGTAGCGCCAGAGCGACGCGGGGTCGAGCGACTGGATGGCGGTCATGTTCAGCACGTACTCGCTGCCGCCGCCGTTCGCGGCGTCGTAGAACGTGACGACGTCCTTGTCGGCGTCGCCGGGGGTGATCTTGGCGGAGGTGATGTCGACCCAGTAGTCGACGCCGTCGATGGTCAGCGAGAGGGCGTTGCCCTTGAGCCGGGTGGACCCGGTCTTGTTGAGTGGCACTGGAGCTCCTAGAGGGTGTCGGTGAGGGTGATGCGGGCGGCGAGGTATTCGCCGCCGTCCTTGATGGCGAGGACGTAGGGCTGGCCGACCTGCTGGACTCGGTTGGTGCCGAGCGCGTTGACGGCGTCCTCGATGAGCCGGTCCAGGGCGCGCGTCTGAGCGCGGTTGTCGCCCGGGGCGACCAGTAAGACCACCTCGTGGTGGATCGCCCACGAGCCGGCCCCGAAGCCCGCCGCCGGGCCCGGTTCGAGGTAGGGGTCCCCGGGCTGGGCGAGGGCGAGGGGCGGGTGCAGCCGGTCCGGCATGTTCGGGTAGGCCTTGATGCCGGCCGTGGTGAGTGCTTCGGTGATCCGGTCGCGGAGGTTGGTGAGGTCGTTGTCCGTGCTCATGCGAGCCCCCGCGGCACCCACTGGTCGAGCACCGGGTAGACGCGCACGAGCGGGTCGCGGGCGGTGAAGACGGACGGGGTGCCTTCGGTGCCGAACTGGGCGACGCCGTTGGGTGACTTGCGGCGGTGGTAGAGCTCGGAGCCGACTTCCAGGACTGCGCCGTCGATGATGTCGCCGGGGACCGTCACCGCGCCGATGTAGGCCTTGACGAGCTCCGCGGCACGCTTGGCGCATCCGGTGGTGAACTCGTCGGGCTCGGGTCGCTCGTCGCCGTCGAGCCCGTACTGGTCGGGGTTGACGTAGTCGGCGAGCTGGGCGGCGGTGACGGTCACGACGATCACTCGGTGGGGTCGGCGGTGACGACGGGCACGAGGGCGTCGGGCACCTCGGCCGCGAGGGCGGCGTAGAAGTAGACGGAGTACGCGTTGGTCAGGTTGACCACGTTGCCGTCGGTGAGGGACACGAGCGGGCTGTTGTACTGGCGCACGGCGTTCTTGTTGAAGAACGATGCGCCCTCGGTGGCCTGCTTCGGGTCGACCTTGACGGTGACGCCGGCGAGGTTGCCGTCGATGTTCTTGACGTTGACCTCACCCACGGCGTTCGAACCGGTGCCGTAGACGGTCATGAGCGGCCGGCCGGCGCTGTCGTGGAGCTGCGCGAGCGACTTGAACGTGCCCTTGTCGGCCAGCAGACCGTCGAGCGGGAGCGCCAGGTCCTCGTAGATGCCGGCGGCGTCCACGATCGCGCCGACCCAGTCGAGGTAGGTGTCCGCGGCGGCGACCGTGACGGTCTTGCGAGCGGCGAGGGTGTCGGCGGTGACCTGGTCGGCGCGGAGCTTGGCGAGGTAGGCCCGGAGTGAGACGTTGCGGCGCTTCGCGGCCTCCAGGGCGAGGGCGTTGAGGTGGTGGTTCAGGAGCGCGATGGAGGACCGCTCGACGGCCTGGCGGGACAGGGTCGTGTAGCCGCCGTAGGTCTTGACCTGTGCGCTCTTGGTCTCGATCGACACCTTGCCGAACGCGAGGGCGTCGCCCTCGTTCGCCTGCTCGGTGACCTGGACCGTGTTGGTCTTGAGCTGGCCGTACTCCAGCGTGTTGCCCTCGGCGGGCAGGGTGCCGGTGGAGAACAGGCCGGGCAGGATCGAGCTGTCACCGATGATGCGGGTGAGGTCTCCGACCCACGCCGGGCGGGGTGCGCCGTCCTTGAGCACGGCCGGCTCGTCGGCGCGGTGCTGCATGAGCTGGTCGTAGGCGGCGACGGTGGCCTCGTCGCCGCGGTTGAGAGCCTGGAGGACTTCGCCAGCGGAGCGGGTGTCGACGGCGGGCTCCTCGTCGCGCTGGAGGCCGTCCAGGCGGGTGCCGATGCCGCGAGTCAGGTCCTCGAACTCGGTGCGGAGCTCGTTGAGGTCGGCACGGGTCAGAACGTCGGTCATGGGGGCTGCCTCCTGGGGGCGGGGTGTGGTGGTGGTGGACTGGTGGCGGACGTCGGTGACGTCTGCGCCGCGGTACGCCGGCATGGGGACCACGGAGACCTCGGCGACGGTGACCTCCTCGCGGGTGACCGCACCGGTCTCCTCGTCCACGGAGCTGCGGACAGGGCGGAAGCCGACCGAGAACGATCGGATGACGCCGTCGCGGAGGAGCGTGTAGGCCTCGTCACCGCGTGGGGTAGAGCTGATCGCGGCGGTGATTTCCCAGCCGGCGTCGGTGTCGCGGTGCGAGATGATGCGCCCGATCGGCTCCGTGTGTCGCCAGTAGAGGAGCGAGTCGTCGGAGTCTCGGACCGAGCCGCGGGCGAACTGCTCGGTGTACTCGCCGTCCCAATCTCGGATCGTGGTTGGCTCGTCCCATGGCACGGCGATGCCGGTGACGGTGCGGGCCTCCTGGTCGACTGCGCGAACGTGGGCGCTGCGGTGGTGGAGCTGGTCAGTCATTGCTCGGGGTCTCCTCGTCGGTGGGCTCGTCGTCGCCGGCGGGATCGGTGTCGGGCGTCGCGGCGCTCTTGGGGAGCGGGGGCCGGCCCTCGATCGCACGGACCTCATCGACGGAGAGGAAGCCGGCGCGGATGGCGATTTCGTGCGCCTTGTAGCGGGTCTCGGTGTCGGCGCGGAGGACGCCGTCGAGGTTGAACCGGACGGTCTGGCCACGGGGCGTGATCGCGGTCCAGGCCTCCTCGATTTCGCGGAGGACCTTGTTGAGCGTCCAACGGACGAACGAGAGGTCTTCCTGCTGGAGGTTCGCGTAGGTGTCGCCGGAGCCCTCCAGGCTGGCGAGCATGATGCGCGGCGGGATGCCGAACATGCGCGCGACCTGGAGCACGCTGAGGTTCTGCGACTCGATCCACTGCGCGTCCTTCGGCGCGAGCATGATCGGGTTGAACTTGAGGCCGGCGCCGAGGACCTTGATGCCCTCGGTGTCGGCGTACCACTGCGCCTTGTAGGCCTTGGCCATTTCGCCGTTGAGCTGCTGCTCAGTGGTGAGCACGCCGGGCGGGACGTCGCCTCGCTTGAACCAGTCGGTGGCGTAGTTGCGGAGGTCGATCGCGCCGGCGAGCTCGGCGCGGGCTGCCTGGATCGGGCCGAGCCCGGTGATGTGTCCGGGGACGCGGAGGAGCTTGAGGTGCTGGACCTCGTCCAGCTTGAGGGTGCGGCCCTGGTAGCTGTAGCCGACGACGCGCTGGGTGGCGTCCTTGGTGAGCGGGGTGACGAGGAGCGGGTTGAGGACTTCGGCGGTGCGGACCTCGCCGGCGGCGCGAGAGCCGAACCCGGAGCCGGCGCGGTGGAGCCGCCAGTAGGCGTTGCCGGTGGTGGCGAGGCTGGTGGTGGTCTCCTCGATGAACGCCGATCGGGAGGTGCCGAGGTCGGGCTGGCGGACGATAGCCGGCTGCGGGTCGACCGCCTCCAGGCCGCGGAACACGTCGACAGTGAGCTGCGAGGTGCCGGTCGCCCAAATCTGGACCGCGCGGAACACGGCGGAGAGGCTGAGGGCGCTGTCGATGGTGACGCCGGTGGTGGTTCGCGCGGCCGGCTGGACGTCAGCGGCGAACTCTTCCACGTCGCTCGTGTGGTCGTTCGCGACGTCCGCGGAGCGGAGGCCGAGAGCGGCGGCGAGGGAGCGAATCAGTGGCACGAGGAAGACCCTGACGGCCTGCCGCGGAGAACCGCTAGCGGGTGCTGCGGAAGCCGACCGGACCCGTCCGATGCGTACGTTTCGGTACGGGTCCGGTGGCGGCTAGAACAGCTGAATGCCGGCTTCCTCGGTGGTCTCGGCGACGTAGATCCCGCGGACGGTGGCGAGGACGGCGTCAATGGGCGTTGCGCCGGCGCGGGCGAGCTTGTACTGGTCGCCGTGCGCCTTCCTGACGACGTTGGGGAGCTGCCTGGTCAGGAGCTCGTCGCCGGCGTGACGGACCATTCGGCCGGCGACCTTGGCGTAGGTCATGCTCGCGGCCGAGACCTCGTCGCCGAGCGTCATGTAGCGCACGGGGAGCCCGTTGCGCTTGAGCTGGTCGCCGAGGGCGCGGAGGCTGTAGCCGTCCACGACGTAGGTCGCCGGCGAGTGCTTGTAGAGACGCTGGCACGCGTCGGCCAGCTTCTCGACGGTCGGGTGCGGCATGCTCTCGATCACCTCGGTCTCGATCACGCCGTCTGCCGCCTTCGCGCTGGCGACGATGGTGGCGTAGCTCCAGTCTGGGGTGCGGTCGATCGTGATGACGGGTCGGCTGATGTGCACCGCGCCGACGCACTTCGCCCACAGGGGCACGGTCATGTAGCCGTTGTCGGAGCCGGAGACGAATCGGTTGAGGCGGTAGCGCACGGCCTCGCCTGGTGGCATGCCGCGGACGGCGGACACGGCGATGGCGACCTTGCGCCGGCCGGAGGCGATGCCGGGGTTTGCCATGGCGAGCCACCGGGCGAGGGTCGCGTCGTCGTCGGGCACGCGCGGCTCGGGTGCCTCCCAGATGAAGCGGCCGAATCCGGTGCCGGGGGCGTCGTCGCGCTCGTAGAGCCGGAGGAGGAGCGTCGAGTCGTCGTCGCCGGCGGTCGTGATGCCGGCCACCATGCAGTTCTCGCGGTCGCCGGTGCCGTTGACGAGGTCGGTCCAGAGCTCGGACTTGAGCAGGTGGACCTCGTCGATCGCGCCGAGGTCGATCGGGAGTCCCTGGAGGGCCGCGGACTTGCTGGCCTTGAGCTCCCACGAGCCGCCGGACGCTGTCGAGAGTCCTCGAGTGTCGGTGAGCCGGGCGAACCGGCGGGTGAGCGGGCCGTAGCGGGCGACGACGTCGTAGGCGCGCTTGTAGACGAGGCGGGCCTGCTCGGCGCTGGAGGCGATGCCGATGACTTGCGGGGCGCGCTTGGCGACCATGAACAGCAGGCCGAGGGCGGCGGCAATCTCGGTCTTGCCGTTCTGCCGGCCGAGGCTGATGAGCACTTCGCGGTAGCGGAGGTTGCCGAACGCGTCGAGCTCGGTGATCGCGTGCAGGAGCCGTTCCTGCCACTCCTCCAGGCAGTAGGCGTTGCTCACCCACCAGGCGCGTTGCAGGGTCTCGCGGTAGCGCTCCCAGAGGGACGGGTGCCGTTCGGAGAGCGGGGCGGTGTAGCGGGTCGGTGGCCACGGGGCGATGTCCGACACGTCGAACGCCGGCCCCTCGTCGGGAGCCGGCGTTGGCGTCGGTGCGGTGAGTGTCACCAGTCGATCCCGCCCATGGGCGGCGGCATGCTCGGGTCGCCGGCGTCGTCGCCGGCGGGCTTCTGGCCGAGCTTGGCGAGGTCGCGGTAGGTGAGTCCGAACTGCGACACGAGCGCGGCCTGCGGAGCCTTGCCACGAGCGAGCTCGTCGTCCAGGACCTTCGCGAGCGAGCGGAGGACCTTCATGGCCGGCCGGTGCTCCTCGCCGAGCCAGCTCGCCGACGCGATGAACCGCTTGACGCTCTCCAGGTAGGTCTCGTCGTCGTCGTCGGTCGCGGTGGCGTTCGCGAGCTCGTCGGCGTCGATCGCGGCGGGCTGATCGGTCATGGCTGGGGACTCCCGAATATTTGGGCTGATCTGGGAAAAAGACAGAAGGGGGCGGGGTAGGACGGGGGCCGCTCAGAAGAAACGGCCGGCCCCGGCCGGCTGGAGGCGGCGGGCCGGCCGGCTGGTCTGCGGCTGAGGTCGGCGGACAGGGCGGCGAGCTGGAGGCGGGCTGATCGGGTCGGGGCGAGGGGGGCTCTCGGTGGCACGGGGAGTCAGCTCCAGCGGGGGTTGCGGTAGTGGAGGCGGGCGTCGGGGCGGTCACCCTTGCTGCTGTTGCACGGGCGGCAGAGGGTGGTGAGCATGTGGTCCGGGTACTGGTCGCCTGGGATGCCGGTGACCGAGGGTGGGCTGATGTGGTCGACGGTCAGGTCCTCGGGGTTGCCGCACGAGGTGCAGGCTCCGTCACGGGCCTTGATGCGCTTGCACTGCTCGCGCCAGCGCCGGCTCTCCAGGTCGGGCCGGCTACCCACTCACGAGCTCTCGGCGGCGCTGGGCGTAGGCGTAGACGTCGGCCCACGCGTAGCGGATCGCCTTGGCAGTGAGCGCGATGTGCCGGGGACCCTGGCCGGCGCGGCGGAGGTCCGCGAGCTGGCGAGGGGTCAGGGCCATCCAGTCGGCGACCTCGCGCTCGGTGGCGAGGCGCTGCTGCGGGGCGCTCACCGGCCGTTCCACGCCGCGACGACGGACAGGACGTGCGCGGTGCGGTTGAACGCCGACCGGTACGCCTCGGGGCCGTCTGTGTACGTCAGGAGGCGTCCGCGCCGGCCGAACAGGCCGTGCAGGAGGCGGGCGTCGCGGATGCCGGCGCGGAGCTGGCGGGCGTGGCGGGTCTTGATCGGGTTGTGCGCGGTGCGGTGGCGGGCGGCGGTGCTGGTCACTGGATCGTGCTTCCTTGCTGTGCGTGGGTGAGTGCGAGGCGAAGGGCGGCGGTCTGGCGTGCGTTGAGGTCAAGGGACATGTCTCCTACGTCGAGGCGGATGGTGGGGCCGGATGCGTGGGCGAACTCGCCAGCTCGGACGGCGATGCCGAGCGCTCGAAGAGTGGCACCGATCCCGCCAGCGGTGGAGCTCGTCACTCCCCCTGCCTGGCCGCGGAGCGGCCCTCCTGCCGAGCTCTCGCTGAGGCGAGCCGCACGAGCAAGGCGAGCCATGTGCCAGGCCAACGCGTCAGAGGCGCTGCGGAGCAGGCCACTCAGGTGGTTCTCTCCGGTGGTGCGTCGGCTCTCGGCGACGCGTCGGAGCTCTCCGATGAGTTCCTTGCCGGCAGTCTCGTGATCGGTCATCGCTTCACGACCGCCTGCACGACGAGGCCGAGCCAGGCGAGCGCTCCAAGGATGCCGACGACGACGAGCTCGGCGGTCATGCCGTCTGTCCGATCGGGCCAGAGGTGATCCGCTGCCCGCAGTGCGCGCAGTACCCGCTCAGGCTGTCGATGCTGTGCGCTCCGCTCGGGGACTGCATGCAGAGCCCACCCTGAATCTGGGAACTAGCCGAACGCACTTCGTAACTCATCTTGGACACAGTACCAGGATTGTGGGTTGTTTCTTCTACTTGATCTTCTGATGAGTGCTCTTCTGTAGTCGTGCGATTCCCCGTGGACGGGGTTTCCGTGACACGGGATTCCGTTGCACGGGATTCCGTCGTACGGGATTCCGTGTCACGGAAATCGCACGACAGAGCTGATCGGGGCTTTTCGTCGTCATCCGTAGCATCCGGTGCAACCGAGGGCACCAGCGCCATGGGGGCACGAGGGGACTTATCCACAGGCCGCGCACCGTCCTCGAAGGGGTCGGAGAGGGTCCACACGTTGCCGCCGAAGCGCTGTCCGCCACGCCCGCCGGTCTGCTCGCGGGCGACGTAGCCGTAGGCCTCCAGCTCGTGCAGCGCCGTCCTGACGCCGGCCATGCCCTCGCGCGCCGATTCGTCCTTGTCGCGGACGTTGGCGGCGAGCTCGCGGATCGTCTGCGACCAGCCCTCCGCGTGGCTCATGAGGTGGACCAGGATGCCGAGCGCGCGGTACGAGAGCCGGCGGTCGCGGAGCCAGTCGTTCGGAATGCGGGTGAACCCGCGCTGCTCGAAGCTGAGGCCGTTGCGGACGATGCGGCCGGCGGTGTTGGGGACACTCATCGTGCGAGCTCCAGCTCGAAGGTTGCGACCGGGTCGAGCGCGAGGAGGGCACACGCGAGCTCTGGAGCGCTGAACAGGTACGCGCCGCGGAGGCCGTCGGAGCTCACAGGGACGAGCGAGCCCGTGTTGACGCGCTGGAGGACGGCCTGCCGGCTGATGCCAAGCACGCGGGCGACCTCGCCGGTCGTGATGAGCTCGGGCATGAGAGTGTCGAGCCCAAACGGGCTGTCTGACTCGAAACGGATTGAGGTAGCAGAGTTGTGCATGTGTCCACCTTGTCAGTTGGACACATGCACAATCAAGTTGTGTCGCTGCCAGTTTTCAGGGACATGCGTGTTATCGCGCGCTAGGCTGCCCGCATGAGCATGGACATGGCCCCGCGGTGGGGAATCCCGGAATGGACAATCAGCGACAGACTGCGCAAAGCACGCGAGTTCGCTGGCATTGACCAGTTTGAGCTCGCTCGGAGAGCGGGCCTCGGTCGAAACACGATCAGCAACTACGAGCGCGGTGCAGTGACGCCCCGCCGCGCGAACCTGCTGGCGTGGGCCATGGCCACCGGCGTCCCGATCGCGTGGCTGGAAAACGGCGAAAGCCCCCAGTCAGGCGGAGGGCCTGACGGGGGGCTTTCGGGGGATGTGCGCTCGAAGGGACTCGAACCCCCAACCTTCTGA